AGGTGCGTCTTGAGGTGCGCGATGTGGTCCTGCTCGGGGAACGCCACGACGGGCTTGCCCATGGTGGCCGTGACGTTCTCGTTGACGGCGTTCTGCTGCTTCGGCTCAAGCGGCGGCGTCAGCAGCTCCTTGTAGTTCGGCACGCGGAGCGTCTCGAGCAGCCGCTCCTCGACTTTGCGCTGGTTGTACAGTTGCGGCATCGCGGCGGCGCGGGCCGACACGGCCTGCACCTGCGCAAAGCGCTGCGCCTCGCTGAAGATCGCCGGGTCGGACACCGGCACCACGTCCATCGGGCCTTGGAAGTCGGCGCGCGTGGCCAGCTCCTCGCCGACTTCACGCTCGGTGTCGTCGTCGTCAAGGTGCATGCCGTTGAGGCGGTGCAGGATGTCCAGCACGCGCGCCATTGCGTCGTGCAGGCGGCCGTGGATGGCCGAGAACACCGTCATGCCCTCTTGGATCAGGGCCAGCGTCGTGCCAACCGGCGCGTTGGGGTTCTGGTCGGCGAGGTTGTCCATCGACGTGCGGACGACACCCTTGCCGGCGTCAACCACGAAGCCCAGCAACTGGAACAGCGTCGGCGACGGCGGGTTGAACGGTATCGGCATGGCGATCTTGCGCACGTCATCGATGTTGATGCCGCCCTCGATCTCCTCGACCTGCGTCGGCTGGATGTTCAGCGTCTGGCCGCCGCGCGTGCCGCCCTTCAGCTTGAGCATCGTCGGCACGTTCTGGATGTGCGCGCTGTCCATGAGGGCGCGCAGGGCGCCCGTCGCGGCGGCACTGAGGCCACCGATCATGTGCGGCAGGCCGATGGGGTATGCGCCGCGCCACGGGATGAACGGGAACTCCACGAACCACGCCAGTGGCTCGCGGCTCTCGTCGTTCTCGTCCCAGTTGCGGTAGATCGACAGCACCTTGCCGCTCGGCTTGTCGACGGTGAGGATGTACGGCGCATTGCCGTCGCCCTCGACGTCGGCCACGGCGTGTATCTCGAACACGGTGCGCAGGCCGTCCTCGTTGTAGCTGGTGTCGCTGCGCCCCTCGATCTTGTCGTTGGCGATGTCGGCAGCCGAACGCTCAGGCTCGAGGCCCGGCGGCGTCAGCTCGACGTCGCGGTACATGCCAGACTTTACGCGTTCCTCGTAGTCGAGTTGCGTGAGGTACTGCACGTGCGTCTTGCGTTGCGCGCTGTTGAAATTGGTTGCGGCGAACGGCAGGTACATGTCGTCGATCGCGACGAACAGGAAGCCCGGCCGGTTGCGCGCGTCGTCCCACGACATCTTGAGGTACTGCGCGCCGCCCAGTGGCACCTGCGTCAGCATCTGCTCCATCTCGCTGCGGAACTCTTTGCTCTGCACCGTGAGCTGCCAGTTCATCATGCGCGTCTTGCGCTTGGCCTTCTGCAACTTCTTGAGGGTCACTTCACCCTCGATCAGGTCCTTCACCGGACCCTGCGGCGGGAGCAGCTCGCGGATGGCGCGCGACGCGAAGTCGATGCACGCCTCGGTCATCATCGGGTGCACGACCTTCGACGCGCCTTGGAACTGCGCGCCGCCGGGCGCGTCGTCACCGAGACCGGTGCGGCGGATGCCCTCCTCGTACTGCTCGTCGCGCTTCTTGCGGGCTTCCTTGTCCTTGCTGATCAGGTCAAGGAAGCGGCTCGACAGTGCGTTCAGCTCGCTGTCCGGCATGCTCTCAGCGAGGTTGGCGTAGAACTCGCTGTCGGCATCGGTCGCCTCCTCGCCGAGACGCACGATCGCGCCACCGTCCTCGGTGTCCTCGACGTCGGAAATCTCCTCGTCGTCGATCTCGACCATCTCGCCCTCGGTGTCGATGTCGTCTTCGTCGTCCATCATGCGTCAGTCCTCACTGGCTGTACGGGTTGGTGACGACCCCGCGCCATGGTTTAGATGAAACCCGTAGCGCGCTTCCGCTGCCTTTCGGGCATCAATAGCATCTTTTAAGCAAACAAATCTACCCAGATGCACGCACTTACGCGCTGGATGTATCTGTGCTTTCCATGATTGCGTTTGTTTACACCACGAGACGCCAGTAACGCCGCTGGTGTTATTCTGCTTCATCCGCTGGTTCCGCCGGTTTTCCAGTAAGGTGACATCTCGCAAGTTTGCTATGCAATTGTCCGTCTTGATGTGGTTGATGTGGTCAATCTCACCGGCGGGCCAGACGCCGTGATGCACGGCCCACGCAACGCGGTGCGCCTTTAACATCCTGCGGTCTAAAGCAACTTTCGAGTAACCGTCGCTTGGCGCGTGTGAACCTGCTTCTCGACCCGCCCACCGGCCGTTCCATGCAGGACTTGACCCAGCATGCGCGAGCCAGTTCAACTTCCCAGTTTGCGGATCGTACCGCAACCGTTGACGGAGGTATGCTATCGCGGGTAATGCATTTTTCGTCATCGCCAGCAGATCCTTTGCTGTGGTGCCAAGAGCAAGGGCGGCACCAGCCGTGTCGCCCTTGCTCGCTTTATACCCGATATGGTGAAATGCAGCAATCACTGGCTGTACGGGTTGGTGACGACGCGGGGAGGCGGCCGATCGCCGGTGTCCTTGGGCTTGTCTTTTATCAGGCGGATGAGGCCCTTGTCCAAGCACAGGCGGATCGCCTGCGTGCAGGCGTCGACGTGATCGTCGTGTTTGATGCTGCCGCCGCCGGCGAACGAGCAGAGCTGGGTCACCACGGCGTCGCACCACGTGCGCGCCTTGCCGGGGAACTTCTCGCTCTCGGGCAGCCAGACGCGCTTCTGCGCGAATACCGGGCTGACGATGTGCAGCCGGCTCAACTTGTCGGCGCGTCCCGGGTTGTACGCATACGCCTCGATCCCCGTCTCGGCGAGCATCTGGCGCAGGCTGATGCCGCTGCCCTTGTCCTCGATCAGCAGGATGTCCGGCTTGCGGCCGCTCGTCATCGGCTTCGACGCGCCGAACAGCGGCTTGATCAGCGCCTGATCCTCGTCGTCGCCGTACGCGACGTTCAGTTCCTTCTTGACGCGCTTCATCAGCGCCGGCAGCCCGAGGTGGTCGTCCCAGCAGTCGAGCAGCATGACGTGCGACATGCCCTTGTACTCGAACACGCCCCACGTCGAGCAGGCCGTCGGATCGGGGTCGCCCTTCTTGTCGACGCTCTTCTCTGTGTACGCCGTGTCGAGGCTCATGATGATCCAGTCGAACCGGGGCAACGCCTTCTTCGCGGGCCACAGGTTGAACCAGCTCCGCTTGATGATCCCGCTCTCCTCCGGGTCGACCAGCTCGCCGTGCAGCTCTTGACGGCCGATCACGGTGCCCTCGTACTGCTCGAGCTGTTTGAAGAAGCTGTCCGGCAGGTTCGCCTTGTTGTCGAACGTGCTGCCGCGCACGATGATCCGCTTGTCCTGCGGCGCGGTCAGCTTGCGGATGATCTCGCGCGGCTTGGGCGTCGTGGTCCACAGCACCTGCGGCGCGGAGCCGAGGCGCATGCCCATCATCGCCATGTCCCACACGTCCTCGGCGTACATCCACGCGGCCAATTCATCGAACCAGCCCCTCGTGTGCTGGGGACCGCGCAACCGCTCCGGCTTCTCGGCCGTGAAGCCACGGATCGTGCTGACACCGCCGGCGATGTTCTTGATCTTGACGATCATGTCGCTCTTGTTGTGCTCGATCAGCAGATCCGGCGGCAGCACGGACAGGATGCCGCTCTCACCCTCGAAGCAGGTGAACTTGACGTCGCTGTACGTCGGCGCGATCACCGCGCTGTCGAAGCCGCTGGCGTCCTCGTACGCGGCGCGCGTGATCCACTCTGCACCGACGCGCGTCTTACCGAAGCCGCGCCCGGCGAGGATGCCCGCTTCCGTCCAGTCCGTCTCGGGCAGCAACTGGCTCGGTCGCGCCGTGGCGCTCCACCGGCGCTGCCAGTCGAGGTATATCTGCATGTCGTGAGGCAGGCCGCTGACGAGCGTGGCGAGGTCGGCGGCGCCGCGTGGCATCGCCTTCCCGCTCGGCAAGGTCAGCGCCGTGGCCATCAGTGGCGGCGATGGTCGTCGCGGTACAGGTCGAGCGCGCCGCGTAGCTGCTCGTTCGTCACGCGGATCTTGTCGTACCGATCTGCGAGCAGGTCGCAGTGACGCTGTATGCTCTCGATGGTGCGCTCGGCGATTACAGCGTCTGCCTCAAGCTGCGCGATGCGCTCCTGCTGATCTGCGACCCGTGGAGTGCCACGGAGCCAGCCCCAGTTCCAGTTCATCACTTGTCGCCCCTCTTTGCATCGCGCATCGCGGCCGCCAGTGACGCTGCGATGGCGGCGGTGTCGGCGGTGCCCTCGACCTTGAGGGTCTCGCCTTCCTTGTTGCCGATCGTCGTCTGCGTCTTGGCGCCGTATTTCTTCGGGTTCCAGCAGGCCAGCAGCTTCAGCCGCGTGTCGACCTGCGCCCGACGCCACTGCACGTGGCCCGGGTCGATGCGACCCTCGACGCGCGCCGGCTCTGCATCGATCAGTGCGAGGGCCTGCTCGGCGATGGCGTCACCGCCAACCTCGCGCGCGTAGGCGTATGCGACTGCCAGCGCTTCGTCTGCCGCTACCCACTTGCCCCAGTTCACCGGGTGAAACCCCAACTCACGGCCGAGCGCAGCCAGCGTCTCTCCCAGAGCGAGGCGCTCAAGGACTTCCGCTTCAAGTTTTGGGGTGCGCTTGGTCGGCGTAGGCATGTGGTCTGCGTGCTCCGCTGCGTGGCAGGACTACCAGTAAGTGACACACAGATAACACCGCAACGCCGCGTCTGCAACACCCCGCGCTTCAGAACACGAAACAGTCACCCTCAATCTTGAACGGCAGCTTGCCCGCGTCAAGCATCCGGTAGAGCGCGCGGAGGATAGTCTGCCTGCGGATGTCACGCTTCCCCGACCCCCTCGGCAACTGACCGAAGCAATGCTTGACGAAGTCGGCGTGAGTGACGCGATCTGAGAGCAAGGCAAGAATCGCGCCCTGCTCGATGATGAATGCATCCGTCCACGGCTGTGTGGGCGTGACGAGGCGGAAGTCTCTGGGGGTTCGGCGTTTCAGTGCAAGCATTCTCTGTCTCCTTCTACACCACCGTTAGCATTACATCACGCGCATCACAATACCCCTGACACGCACACCGCCAGACACGCAGCGTCTCGAAATGATGTAGAACGAAAGGTGAGACGCTGTACCCCGAAACCTGCATCACAACTTACACCGGCTCGGTGCAGCGTGCACCTCCACCGGGGGTATACACTTGTATAGCCCCCAAACGGTGTAGGGGCGCGCTGCACTCCCACGCCTGCCGCAGCATACAGCATGACGCGAAACGCTGCGAAACGCTGTACGCTGCACAGCACGCAAAATAATACACGTGATGCGAAATAACCTGTTGACGGGCCGCAAGCACCCGCTTACACAGAGACATCAGCAACGCACACAGGAGACACCGACATGACGACCACCCTCACCGCCGCCCGCCCGTGGATCGCAGAGCGCACCGCCGAGATCAACGCCGCCGCCGACGCCATCACCGCCCTGAACATCGGCGACGGTGTCAGCG